ATTGATGACGATATTAAAGAACGAGATATGTACGACAACAATCCTGATTCGCCTCATTATGGTGAGATAATAGGAATGGCTGATATTGTAGCTGAGATTGAGGCATTGAGAAAGAAAGCCGATAAGGTAAGAAAAAGAAAGCTGTTAAGGAGTTTAGACAATGAGCATTGATGATGCAAGTCCAGCAGACTGGGACAGACTAAGAGATAAACACCCTGCTTTGGTTAAGAAGTACGAAGACTTTGTGACCAAGAATGAAGATGTGGTCAACAGTCCTAGTCATTACAACTACGGTAAGGTTGAATGTATTGAAGCTATAGAAGAGTCTATGACACCAGACGCATTCAAGGGTTATCTCAAGGGCAACACCATGAAGTACCTATGGCGTTATGAACGCAAAGGTAAGGGACTAGAGGACTTAAAGAAAGCACAGTGGTACTTGAACAGGCTGATAGAGGAGGTAGAGTAATGCAAGGACAGACACACGGAGGCAAGGGTTCAGCCCAGAGACCTACCGATGGTAAGAAGTTTGCTAGTAACTGGGACGCAATCTTTAACAAAACACAACAGAAACCTAAAGACAAAAAGAAGGAAGTTAAGAAATGAATCAGTACCAAGAGTTTATACATAAGTCCCGCTATGCACGTTGGCTACCTGAGGAAGGCAGACGAGAGCGGTGGGATGAGACAGTCAACCGATACGTAGACTTCTGGAAGGGACGAGGTCAGATAAACGAGAAGACAGCCCTACAGTTGTTCAACGCTATTCATAACCTAGAAGTAATGCCCAGTATGCGCTGTATGATGACAGCAGGTGAGGCATTAGACAAGGACAACGTAGCAGGGTTTAACTGTAGTTATCTACACATTGACTCACCACGTAGCTTTGATGAACTTATGTACGTACTTATGTGTGGTACTGGAGTAGGCTTTAGTGTTGAACGTAACTTCATTACCAAGCTACCTGTCATTGCTGAGTCATTCCATGAGACTGACAGCACCATTGTAGTAGCCGACAGTAAGATTGGATGGGCTAGTGCATTCCGTGAGTTGATTGCTATGCTGTACGCAGGTAAGATACCTAAGTGGGATATGCACAAGGTACGTCCATCAGGTGCTAGACTTAAGACATTCGGTGGTCGTGCTAGTGGCGCAGAGCCTCTTGAGGATTTGTTTAACTTCTGTGTGGGTATATTCCAGAAGGCATCAGGACGCAAGCTAACGAGCATTGAGTGTCACGATGTTGTATGTAAGATTGCAGACATTGTAGTTGTCGGTGGTGTACGCAGGTCAGCATTGATTAGTTTGTCAAACCTATCAGACCCGCGTATGGCTAAGGCTAAGTCTGGTCAGTGGTGGATGGATGAAGGTCAACGTAGACTAGCTAACAACAGCGTAGCGTACACAGAGAAGCCAGACTTTGAGTCATTCCTTACTGAGATGCACACCATGTATGACAGTAAGGCAGGAGAGCGTGGTATCTTTAGTCGTGTGGCGGCACAGAAGATAGCCGCTAAGAACGGACGGAGAGACCCTGAGCAGGACTTTGGAACTAACCCTTGCTCTGAGATTATCCTACGCAGTAATCAGTTCTGTAACCTATCTGAGGTCGTTATACGAGCAGACGATGACCTTGTTAGTCTTAAAAAGAAAGTTGAAGTAGCTTCCATTATCGGAACCCTACAGGCTACCTTGACTGACTTCCGCTACCTACGCAACGTATGGAAAAAGAATACAGAAGAAGAAGCACTATTAGGTGTCAGTTTAACGGGTATATGTGACCACGAATTACTGGGTAAAGATTCACCAGACCTAGATAAGTGGTTAGAGGAGATGAAGGATGTTGCAGTTAAAACTAATAAAGAATGGGCTGACAAACTTGGCATTAATCAGTCTGCGGCTATTACTTGTGTTAAGCCAAGCGGTACTGTGTCTCAGCTTGTTGATTCTGCTAGCGGCATACATCCCCGTTTTTCTAAACATTACATTCGTAGAGTACGTTCAGACAAGAAAGACCCGCTTGCTCAGTACATGACAGCCGCAGGTTTCCCTGTGGAAGATGACGTAATGAGTAAGTCTTCGTTAGTCTTTGGCTTTCCAATCAAGTCACCTGAGAGCAGTACCACAGTAAAGCAGGTGGGTGCGATGGAACAGCTAAGAGTCTGGAAGAAGTATCAAGACCACTGGTGCGAACATAAGCCAAGTATCACTGTTTATTATACAGATAGTGAGTTCCTGCAAATAGCACAGTGGATATGGGATAACTTTGATTCGGTCAGTGGTATTAGTTTGTTGCCAGTTAGTGACCATGTGTATCAGCAAGCCCCGTATGAGGACATAACCGCTGAGAAGTATGAGGAGTTACTAGCGGCTATGCCAGTTGATATTAAATGGGAAGACCTAGAACACTTTGAGAAGGAGGACAACACTACAGGTTCTCAGGAACTAGCGTGTGTCGGAGGAGCGTGTGAAATAGCATAGGTAAAACTTAGGGGGCGCAATGCCCCCTTTTGTTTACTGTGGTCTAGCTATTAATGGAGGTACGTTTGATTCTTCCTCCACTGCTTGCGTCTCTATGTTTTTCAATAAATCTGCAATGTAAACCCTGTCTGCTCTAAGCTGTTGTATCATTTCTCTGTTTTTAGATGTCTTTATAGCTTGGTCCATACCTTGTAATAACTGACCAAACAGTTTTTTAGTTTTAGGCGGTAACGTACTAGCCATTGCCGCCCTACCCGCAGTATAGCTGACTAAGCCTCCCGCTACAAAAGGTATTAACTCAGGAAACGTGTATCCTGCTCCACCTAACAGAGCAACATTAGCTAACCATATACCTCTTTGCTCGTTGTAAGGCAGAATCGTAGCTACCTTTTGAACACTCCTGCCAATAACATTAGCGGCTTCATCAGCGGCTTTTGGACCTATGTTATCTAAAGCATTATACAATAAAGATTGCTCTCTCAGTGATTTTTTAACTTTAGCACTAGGAACTTGCTCGTCTATAACACTATTGAGTGTTCTTCGTATAGTTCTAAAAGGAACATTAAGAGCGTTTTCGTCTACCGCATTAAAAACACTGCCTTTGTTTGACATTATAAACTTATCTAAATCTTGTCTGGCTCTTAACACGTTTGCAGGTGTTAGTGGTTTATCTTTTAAAAGCTGAATAGTCTTATCTAACAACGCTTGCGCTGTGTCTTGTAGAGGTTTCTGACCTCTTATCAGCGGATTGGTCTCTATAAGTTCAGCCATGTCCTTATTGAGTCTACTAGCAACTCCGTCAAACTCTAATCTACCCGTAGCTCCTGTTGCTTTCATTCTTCCTGTTTCAAAACGCTCTAAATCATCTACGAGTTTGTCAGCCTTATTATATAAATCGTCTTTAATAAATAAGTAATTATTAGTTATTGTCTTATTATTATCAACCTTAGGTATCTTTTGTATAATCTCAGACATCTCTATTTCATCAGCCGTTTGCGCTACTTTTGCTGTCTGTAGTATAGGAGATACTGTAGTTCTTTTTAACTGTTCTTGCGCTACTTCTTTTGTCATGGGTGGTTTTATTAAGTCATTGACAAAATCTTTCTTTTTAACAGCTATTTTTTTATCAGAGGCATGAACTATTTTAGTCCCTGTTTTACCTATAGCATTGGAAATAGGCGATGCGTTAGGAACTGGAGCAAACAGAATACCGAAGTTTATAGCTGTCTCTATTGCTTTAAAACTTTCAGGGTTTTTTGTCTTTAACTCCTTGTATTTTTCACTACCCCCTTGCATAGCCTCAACAGCTAATTTACCTAAATCTGTATTTAAAACAGCGTTAGTTGCGTTTCTAAGAGTATTAGCTACAGGCTCACCAATAGAATCGGGGATAAGTAAACTAGCAACATCTATACCTGTCTCAATACCTGTACTTAAAATATCTATAGGAACACCCACAGCTAATGAAGATGTTGTCAAAGTACCTGCTGTCTGTTGTGGTATAGTCCCTTTCCTTACAGCTTCTTGGGTTTCTTTTGCAGAGTCAACTCTTTTTTGAAACTTATCCATGAAACTTTCAACAGCTTGCGGCATTAAATCAGGAATTGAAGCAACCTGTGCAGTCCAAGATAAAGCCTCTTCTTGTTCTTCATCTAATGGTGTTTTTACTTGTGGTTTATAGTTTTTAATATAAACAGCTAGTTTTTCAGCTTCAGCCTTTCGCTGTTGTCTCACATCTTCAGGTAAATCAACCTGCTGAGACAGAGCATACGCCTTTCTTAAAGCATCGTGCGCCCTATTTAATGTTGGGTCTAATTCTGCCATTACAGTGTCCTCTACTGTGGTCCTGATGGTGTTAATTCATCTAAAATGCTTTGAATATCATCAGGTACTTCTGATTCTTGCGGTTGGTCGTAAGCCCAAGAAAACTCAGGAACTTCTACACTTAACGCGGCTTGGTTGCTAGGAGTTAGTTTTGCTACTGTTTTATTATGCTCTTCAATTTGTCTTCTAACGGCTCTAGCTTGTAGTTTTATTAATTTCTTCATTGACTTGGCATCTAAAGTAAGCGTACCTGCTACGATTTTCTGAGCAAACTCCCTATCCGCATCAGAAAGACCAGTACCTGCACCAAACTCTTTAATTACTCTCGCAACCAAATTACCCGCATTGGCTACGTAGGTTTCAGTGTTTTCTATTAACTGGTCTGTATCTGAATCGTCACCGCCAATCAAACCCACAGCTTTTAAAACCCTTGCCGCCCCTAGTTTAAAATCAGCGGTTGCTCCTGAGATAACACCTATCTTACTAGATACAATATCCCACTGGTCGTCAATAACTTGTGAACCTATCTGCGCTTTATTAGCCTCTTTATAGGACTCCATAACAGCACTAGCCTTAAGTTTACCTAATTCTTTGTTTAAAGCGGTTTCTTCTTCACTGTTAAGATTTACAGCTACTTTAGTGCCACCCGCTTTCAACACAGTTCCTTTAGGAACATCACTACCGTCTATAGTTACTAATTTATCGTCTTGACCCTTCTGACTTTGAACAGCAACAATTATATCGTTACCGTTACCGTCAGTAGCTGAATAAAGTTTACTTAGTTTTTTATCATCTGAGGGTTGAGTTAAGGTCTTTATTAAAGATGGAAAGTCGTTATCAAACGCACCTGCTTCAACTAAAGGTTTTATATCAGCGTATTGAGAGTCGTCTCCCATGCGATTAACTATAGATGTTCGTATATTAGCCGTACGAGTAGCTTTTGCACCCGCCTCTGCTTTTGCTTCCGCTTTTTGCTCGTTTATTGCTACTTGGTTTGCTAGTTGTGCCGCTAAAGCGTTTTGACCTGAAGCCTGTAAAATCCTTACTAACTTCTTTTGCTCATCAATGGTTTTTGTGTCAAAGCCTTGAACGTCCTGACTTATCTTCTGTTGTATTTGTTGTTGAGGAGTAGCCCCACCGCTCATCAAACCACGTAATCCACCGCCCATACGTTGTGCCGCTTGTGCGCCCATTTGTAATCTTTGTTGGTCAGGAGTCAATGTAGCCAAAGGGTCAACACCCCGACTAGAAATGCCTGTAAGTAATCCTGCAATATCTCTGTTAGCCATTATTGTTGTCCTCCCTTAGCATCTAAAGCGTCTTGTAGTATTTTACCAATATCTACGTCTTCTTCTTCTTCGTTACTGTTGAACAAACCACCAAATAAACCACCTAAAGTGTCTAACAAAGAACTACCACCACTAGTATCTACGTCATAAAGCTGACCTAAGATTTGCTCTTGCATTGTAGGTTGTCTACCAAACAAAGAATCAGATAATGACTGCATTTGTTGTAACTGTAAACGGTTAGCTAAGTCTTCACCACCTATCAAGGCTTCAACACCTGACTGACCTAACTGACCAAACAGTTGTGCGCCAGTACGTCTACCAATGTCAGCTAGTCCTGCTACGTTTGTACCCGCACCTAACGCACTCAGGGCTTGCTGTTGTGGCATATAACCTAGACCCATCAAACCACTAGCTGAAGACAACGCTTGCGCTTGTTCTGCCATAGATTGTGTCCTAGCACCTAAGTTTGCTCTAGCCATAGCCTCTTGTCTAGCAGTCTCTTGTGCTAACAACTCTGGTGAAGAACCACCGTATGCCGCTGACTGTAAACCCATACGCCCTTGAGACAACATACGCTCTTCTAAGGCTAAACGCTGACGTTCTTCCTCAGGGCGTTGTACGGCTCTCATTTGCTCATACAGGTCAGCTTGTGCTGTACTAGGGTCTACCCCTACCTGACCAAACAAACCTTGTGCCTGACCCATTAGTTGCGTCTGTAGAGCCTGTTGCTCAGGAGACAAGCCAATGTCTATACCACCAGTAGGTGTCGTAGTTGTTTGTCCTAAGCCCGTAGTAACAGTAAAGGGTTGGAACGTAGCTTTACCTGCGGCATCTTCAGCAAGAGTCATAGATTCTGTGTAACCACGCTGTCCTATGTCTCTAGCACCTTGAATGCCTTCTTGCCCCATGTAGTATCCTGCACCTGCTTGTAGGAAATCTTCAAACGCACCCATTAGAACGTACCTCCGTCAATAGTGAAAGTACCCGCTAAAGTACCTGCTAGTGTTGTTGTGCCTGAAATTGTAAAGTTATCTGCTGTTGCTGTACCTGTAAAAGCAGGACTAATTAAGTTTGCTTTAGTAGCTACTGCTGTTTGAATAGCATTGAACTCGGTGTCAAACTCAGAACCATCAAGTTTTTTACCCGCAGTACCAGAAACTAAACTATTTTTAGCACCGAAGTTAGTTTGTTTAATATAATCTGACATTTATTTTGTTCTCCCTAGTAAAACTGATATGTCAATACTTTGTACTGCATACGGTTTGCCTTGTATTATTGCGCTAATGCCTACTTGTAAAACCTTACCGCTACCTGACGCATTAACGGACGGTGTTTGTATATAAACCCCTGTTGTGTATTCCGATGCAACAAAGTCAGTGTCTAATCCTGTTGCCTCAATCCAAGCAGAGCCGTTTGAATAAAACAGTTTATTGCTTGTTAAATTATAGTACATAGAATTTACTACACTAGCACTAGGTGCTGATGTAAACTCTCCTAAGTACGGTGTTGTAGAAGCACCGTTTATTGCTTTATTATCTATAGCGAAAGGAACAGTTCTTGTCGTGGAACTGTCACCACATTCTGAAATATCGTACTCTGCCGCATTTACTTCCGTTGCGTCTGGTAAATAAGCAACATTTTTAACTGTGTTGGTGTCATAATCCCAGTACCATATAAGTGCTGACTGTTCACCTGCGTTACCTACAATAGTAGATTCAAATTTTTTAAGAAACTTTAAGTTAGAAGAAATACCAAAGTCCATAGCGGTGCTTTCATACTTAAATATACAATAAGAATAAGAAGAACCCTGCAACTGAGTCACATCAAAGTATCCTGCATATTGATATATTCCCGCATCACCGCCTATCCTAGATAGTCCAAAATATAAACTATCGTCAGACAAAACAACAAAACTATCGGGAGTAATAGTTACCCAAGTAGTTACTTTAGCTGAACCGTCTGGTAATAAACTTCTTAAGTCAAAACAATATAAAATATTATCTTCAGGAAATGACAGTAAATAAAAAGCATCCTGAGGGCTGTATACGCTTTTAAGATTACCTCTATGATTTTTAACAGCGTTCATTAAGTCTGTACGTACATTCTTACTAATGTTTCCTATAGGGCTTGACTTTTCTTGTATTGTCCTACCTAAGCCACGTACACCTTCGTTGGACAAGAATAGCACATCAGTACCTATGTTTTGTACAGAGTCTCTTTCAATACAGCCGATACCTTCAATAACATCACTTAATACCATAGTGGCAGGGCTTTCTGCACCAGAGTATATAATAATAGAGTTACGACAGAATATAACTAAGAAGCCGTTGTGTGCGGACAACGCTACTATCTCATCGTATCCATTGGGAAATACATTAGTTAAATCTAGTGAACCTGAAGCACCACCGTTCCAATGACCACCAATTAGCGTGTCGGACCAATATAGTGTACGCTTGTTACCCGCTACATCAGCCGCCCATAGTTTACCGTATGCCGCTATAACTTCATTTGCTTGTGGCGGTGTACCATTAGAGTGCTGACTACCGTTTAGTTCTTCAACAGTAATAGCACCGCCTGAACCAACAGTCATAATCAACGGTTCGTGATTGCGTTGGAACATATAACACTTATTTGCTAAACTAGCTATCTTCCAGTTATCATCCGTAATGGTTGTACCTACAGGTGTTTGGTCAACTAAAGTAGATGTACCTGTAACTATTTTATTGTTACCTGTAGATACTAAAGTTTTTATACCGTCATAGTTTATAAACTCAAACAAAGACTTAACAGGTTTGTTATCATAAACAGCATAGTTAGTTGTTGATATAGGCGTAGAACCTTTACGTGCCGCTACTCTCCCGTGTTTGTCAATTATTGCGTTTTCTGCAACTTCAGCAAAAGACGGGTCAATAGTAACGGGAGAGTCTTCGGTATTTAAACCAGAAAACCCTGCCGCCTTAATTGATATTGTCTGTATTTTTTGAGCCATTAGCAAGCCGTCCATACAGTTTCAGAAGGGAATCGTGCCGCGTCCATAGCTATAGCATCAGCTAATGTAGCGTCAGCAATAGCAAACAGTTCTTGTGCTGATGTACCACCTGTCTCACCACGTTCACGAGAAGCTAAAGCAACAGCATATTGAATCACTGGTGCTGAAGGTACGTCAAGAACTGTAGCATCAGCAGTAAATGGTGCTGTTCTATCCACCATGTTAAAACGTAATGTATACACACCGTCAGGAATAGGAAATACATCTACAGTTAAATAACCGTCAGCATTAAAACCATTCCAAGCGTAGTAGTTAGGGGCGCCTTTAGGTGGTTCAGAGTTTAAGAAAACACTGTTCATATACGAAGAAGTAGCTTGTCGCATAAAGAAGTTAGACGTATCGTTAATTACATCTAGCGTCTTACTAGCTGTACCTGTACCATTTATATTATAACTAAATGTATTAGCTACTGTGTTGACAGTAAACGTATTACGTAACGAAGACCAGTCCCACGAATCCTCTACAATACGTTTAGCATCATTAACAAAGTCACCTATAAGTTTAGTGTATCCACTAGCAGTAGAACCAACAGCAGTAGTTACTTCATCTTCTCTTAGTCTTCTTAGTACACTATTTACTAGTTGTAAGTAAGTCATTATCCATACCTTCTTGTGTTTGTTGGACTAAGCATTTCTTGTGTAGACTTAATCTCTGTGTCAAATTTAAATAACTCTTTGTCAAATAGTCCTTCTACCTGTGAAGGTTTTCTAGCCCCCGACATCATGCCTCCTGTACCGCCTATACCGCTTATTACGCCCTCTAGTAAATCTCCTAAAGGACTATCTACAGCATCTACAATCTCGTCCACTGCGTCTACTATAGGCTCTCCTACGGTTTCTACAGCTTCCTTTAAAGGAGTCGATAAGTCTTCTATCGGAGCAGTAACAGCTTCTACACCTTCTTTAACAGGCTGTAATAGTACATCGTCTAGTGTCCTACCTAACTCTCTAATGTCTCCTATAACACCTGTTTCAGGTAACTCAAACTCAGGCAAGTCTACACCTACAGCTTCTAAGGCTTCACCACCAAACTCTTTTAACAGGGCTTCTTTACCGCTACCACCCTCTAGCATTGTTTCTTGAACATTACCTAAACCTTCAGTAAATGTTTCAGCATCTAAACCAAACAAGTCAGCGTCAACACCTAAGTTAGCTAAAGTATCTTCAAGAAAGTCTCCACCAACAGCCCCTGTTAGTTCTCCTACAGCATAGGACTTAACTATGTCTCCTAAGTCACCGCCTGAAGCTAACGTATTTGCCGCACTTAACCACGGATTTCCTGTCATAATTGATAGAAAAGCTAAAGGTTTAGCAAAACCTTCGGGGTCTGGTCTAACAAATACTTGACTGTATGTTCCTAATTCTGAATCAGGAGTAGAACGATAATCTTGACCTCTTTTTAGTGACGAACCCCAGTCAATGTGCGCCCCAGTACCTGTGTTTAAATAAAAACCTTCACCTCGGAAGGAATCAGGTCTATCAAAACCTTCCATGTCTCCATACTTTTGAACTATTGGAATACCTGCTTCATCTAAATAGTTCTGCATTACTTCTGATTGTGCTTCTACAGCCTGACGTAATGGTTTGTCTTCGTCTATCCAGTATTGTTTTTTTGTTGGCATTGTCCCTCCCTTACCCATAGGAGTGTTAATCAACAAATCATACGTTTCTTCACTGGTAAAATCTAAAGGACCTTTTTCAATGTACGAGTTTATTTCCTGTAATTCTTCGTAGCCTTCAGGTAATATTCTTACTTTTGTTTGAGGACGACCCATAACACCCTCTGTTCTATACTGAGGGTTTTCTGCTAAATCATAGTCTT